AATAAAATACCTTTAGATTTAGATAAATTAATTAGTAACAAAAGTACTATTTAAACGTTTTTTTATTATATTTTTGCGTTATGGGTAGACTACTTAGAGATACTGATTATTTAAAAGTTATTCAAGCGGATAACTTACTGCAGATAATAGAATCAAATCAACAAATTAAACTAGATGTAGAACAAGCTGCGCAGGCTGAAATGAAATCTTATTTAGCACAAAGATACTTGCTAAATGAGATATTTACAGATATTAAAACATTTGATATTACATCTACTTATAACGGTAAACAATTAGTAGAATGGACTGCAGATGCTTACGATGCTACTTCTACCTATGTAACAGATGATTATGTGGTTTACAATGGATATATTTATAAATCTATTGCTGGTAATTCTGCCCATGCTTTTAACGCTAGTGAATGGACGCAAATAACAGCGGATAAATCTTTTTATTACGTTACTTTGCCTTATGGAGAATTTAGTTTATCAAATAGCTACGTTGCAGGAGATAAGGCATATTACAATAACTACGAATATACTTGTTTAAAAGACTGTAAGAATATACCACCTACAAATGATTTATTTTGGAGTAAAGGAGCAGCTTATACTTTAACAAATACTTATCCTGATGATGATACTAAATGGACTTTAGGAGATAATAGAAACCAACAAATAGTATTATATCTTTTAGATATTACTTTATACCATTTACACAGCCGTATTAATCCACGTAATATACCCGATTTACGTAAAGAACGTTATGATGGTAATAACGCAACTCAAAATGGTGGAGCTATTGCATGGTTAAAACGTGTAGCTAGTGGAGATATTACAGCGGATTTACCACAAATAATGCCACAACAAGGTATGTCAATTAGATACGGCTCATCTACTGCTAAACAAACAAATTCTTATTAATGAAAATACTAGGATTACAAATACCATTTACAAAAGTAGAGGATGTTTCTGTAAACAGACCTGTAAATGCTGATATACGTAAAAGAATAACAAGCCCTACACAACTATACAGAAGTAGACAAGATATAGCAACGTGGAGAGCTGCAGTAACAGCTGCGGAATCAATATACAACCCACAAAGATATATGTTGTATAAATGCTATAACGACATGGTATTAGATGCTCATTTAACTGCAGCTATTAACCAACGTAAATCATTAACATTATCTAAAGAGTTTGAGGTAGAGTTGAATGATGAAGAAAGTGAAGAATACGAATATATTGTAAAACAAAAATGGTTTTATGATTTTGTAAATTATGCTTTAGATAGTAAATTTTACGGATATTCATTAATACAATTTGATAGCGTTATAGATAACGTATTTAAGGCGGTTGAATTAGTTCCTCGTGAATATGTTAAGCCTGAATTTCACATTGTAACTAATAACTATTCTGTTAATTACGGAACTGATTATTTAGAAAACCCTTACAGAAATTGGTGTATAGGTGTTGGAGAGCCTAGAGATTTAGGTTTAATTATGAAAGCAGCTCCTTTAGTTATTTGGAAAAAAAACGCTATGGGTGCGTGGTCTGAGTTCGCTGAGGTATTTGGAACTCCTTTACGTATTGGTAAAACAAATGTAAGAGATGAAGAAACTAGAGCAAACATGGAAAATATGTTGAAAAACATGGGTGTTGCTGCTTATGGTGTGTTTGATACTGATGATTTAATTGAGTTAATAGAATCTAACCGTTCAGATGCACACCAAGTATATAACGAAATGATTTCACGCTGTAATAGCGAAATATCCAAGTTAATATTAGGTCAAACATCAACATTAGACGAAAAGAGTTTTGTAGGTAGTGCAGAAGTACACGAACGTATTTTAAATAACATAGGTTTTCAGGATGAAATATTTATTGAGAATGTTATAAATGCTCAATTAGTACCTATGATGCAAAGATTAGGTTTGCTGCCTGATGGAATTAAGATATGCGTTAAGTCAGAAGAAAATATGACTTTAGAACAACAATCTAAAATAGATATTGAGCTTTTAAAATCAGGTAAATATAAATTCACACCTGAATACTTAAAAGAGAAATACGGTAGCGATGTTATTGAAATTAATGAAGTGGGTTCTGTACAAGATATAAAAAACAGATTAGACAATCTATATAAATAGTGTGCAATTTTTGCGACATACAAAATTCAGCTCCTATCAATCTATTTTCAGATGATGATATTGAACGTGTTTTAATTGGCGTTTATAGCGGTTTAATAACTCCACAATCATTAGATGTACAAACTTATTTAAGAGTAGCTGAAAAGTTAACTAATGGTGTTTATAATGGTTTTGGTAAGTCATTAATAGATGTAGAATGGAATAGTCCTGATTATAAAATGTTATACGATTTAAGAAATAACGTTTATGTATTTTCAGGGGCTAAACAATACCATCAAGTACGAGAAATGACAGATGCTATTTATGATGGAGATAGGATTAAACCATTTAGCGAATATAAGAAAACAGGAACTGAAGTTTTTGAAAAATATAACGGCAAACAAGGTTATTTAAGGGCTGAGTATAATGCCGCAATAGATCAAAGCCGTTCAGCTAGTATGTGGATGGACAGTGAGAATAATGCTGAGTTATTACCTATGCTTACTTATGATACAGTAGGAGATGGACGTGTAAGACCTGAACACGCTATGTTAGATAATATTAGCAGACCTGTTAATGATAAGTTTTGGAATAATTACTATCCACCAAATGGTTGGAATTGTAGATGTACAGTTATTCAAACAGATTCAGAAACTAAAACAAGTTTAAAAGGTTTTAAACAACCTCAAACAGTACCCGATGTTTTTATGATGAACGCTGGTAAGGATAGAATAGTTTTTAGTGATAAACACCCATATTTTACAGTAGCTCCAAAAGATAAAGATTTAGCTAATTAACCTGTAGTGTTTACTATTTCACTCATATATTGTTAAATACAAATAAAGAGGGATTGCATTACTGCCAAATATTTTATTTTGGATTAAACTAATGGCTAAGTTTGCAGAACATAGAAAAATATTAAAACAGATTGAGGCTTATAAACCTCAAATGGATAAAATAGTTGATGCTGCTGGTGTTATGGCAGTTAATCATTTTACTAAATCTTTTAAAGATGGAGGTTTTACAGATGAGGGATTTACAGCATGGAAAAAACGTAAAAGAAATGTTGATACTTACAAACGTGGTAAACGTGGCGAAAGTGGTGTAAGGAGTTTAGGAATAGATAGAGCTATATTAGTTAAATCAGGACGTTTAAGACGTTCGTTAAGAAGTAAAAAAGCAGGTTTTTTAGCCGTTAAAATATTTACAGATGTACCTTACGCAAGTGTACACAATAACGGTGAACGTGCAGGGCGTGGAAAAGGTTTTAAAATGCCTAAAAGACAATTTATAGGTTATTCAGGAAAACTAAATAGGCAAATAATTGCTTTTGTTGATAAACAAATAAAGAAACAATTTACAAAATAATTTGTATATTTGCATAATGTCAAAACTAATATTATATAATGGATTAAAACCTGATTTAGAGGCTATAACTGGCATTAAACACGTTGCTTTATGGAATAACCAAATAGAACGTGAAAATGAGGAATACCCATTTTTATATCCTGCTATATTAATTGAGTTTTTACCTAGTAATTACATGACTAAAGGACGTGCAGCATCGTCACAACAATATGATTTAACTGTACGTTTAAGAATATGTTTTGAATCTTATAAAAATGAAGATACTGATATTTTAACTTTAGCAGATACGGTTTGGCAGTCAGTACATAAAAAACAATACGGTGTGTTTGGGGAGTTGATTAGAACTAATGAAGAACAGGATTTTGACCATCCAAACATACAACAATACATACAAGATTATTTAACTTTAGGTAATGATAACCTAGTTGATAATAGAGTAAATGCAACATTAACAGCGAATATTAATCCTGTAACTTTAGCAGCACCTAGTTTAAATGGTATTGGTGCTATGGTTGTAGGTTCATCATTTATAGTAAATTAATTATGGCAATAAAAACAGC